GTGTATATGAAGCTATCGCTCTCCCATAATGGAATCCATTACCATTTAACACAATGCGCACTTTTAACTTGCAGCGCATAAGGTTAAAATTGGTGATACGATTAATTACTCTTTTATTCCCAAAGAAATCTTCCCAAGGGTTAAACTTTTGGAATATCCTATCATCTGTCGCCCAAGTGAAAGATTGAGTCTTTATTGGACGTGAAAAGAAGTTTCCTAAATCCGCATCATTTGTATCAGCAATACTAAAAGTAGAATCTGGCATACTGTCAACTGTGTAGTCCCATTGTGGTGTTTGATCACTAAAGCGAACATTTTGATTTTGGGTCTCCAAACTTTCTCTGTTTATAGTTACGTTAAATTTATTGTTTGTATTATAATCATTATTAGCAAGCCTTTTTTACCGCATAAGTGGATGGCTCAATCCACAAAGCGTTTGTTACTCAAATGTGTAGCGAACACTCCCCTAAATAGGGGTACTCCACGAGGGGAGTGCTTCTTTCTGCAAGCCTATGCAATGTCCTGTGAGTAACTATTTGGACATCCACGGTAATCCAATACAGAAAGCCTCCTTTTGGTTGTAAATAATATAGACATGGTAGGGTACGCCCAGTGGGATGCTTTTAATATGTCTTCCCAAGACATGCTTGCCTACTCGTACTTTTCTTTCCATGCACATAATCTGTCATCGAAAGTTACATGGACACCCGGACATCCATGTATAATGTCTGCACGTGTAGCAATATCTTTCATTTGCATCTGACGCTTATCGTATACCTCACGCCCATGTGAAAACCATTCACGTAATCCACCATCAATATTTTCCATCGCTTGTTGCTCACGCGTTAAAGCCTTAGACTTAAGGGCAGCATGAAGACTCTTAAAAATTGAATCTTCATCAAGTGCTCCCATAATCAAATTTGTATCAGCGCTATATACATTAGAGCGCTTTAACAAATCGGCTTCTTCATCCTTTAAATATGGTGTGGGCTCCGATTCCTTATCAGGCATCGTGAATTTCATATCCCGATCATCCAAAAATTTTGCTACAGCAATATGATTAAATTCGGGAAAATCTTCATGAACCGAACTCTTTGCATCATCACCATATGTAATAAGTGAACATACTTCACGAAATTCAGGAACATTTTCACGATCCTTTGTAATATGATAATATGCGCACCTAAAAAGAAGCGCATTCACGATAGAATTAATGTATACAGTGAGGTTATGCCCCGAAGGATTAGATCCATAATGTTGTATCAAGTCTCCGTTATAAGCCATAAGAGGATAGCAAATATCGGTAGCAATACCTTCCATAACAATCAAATCACGTTTGGAATATCCACACTCCTCAGCAATATCCATCATAATACGAAAAGCGGAAAACATAACCTGTGCTGGCATACGCAAATCATATTTACTGTAATCACCGGCAAGAATGCGATCTTTTCCATAACGCATGATATGCTTGGCCAACTGATTCCATTCAGGACCTTGAGCATTAATACCTACAGCGCATTCAGATGCAAATGGAAGCATGGATAAAACTCGTGCAACAGGAAGATAATATTTACGCACTAACAATTGTAATGCAACGGGTGCTCCCTGAAACACTCTGACCTTATCCTTGGTCAGTTTAGTGGGTTCATCTTTCAAACACGCTTTAAAAATGGGATAGGCTCTTTCTCCTTTCATATAGAGCTCTTCCATTTGATATGCGTGATCCCAGAAACGCTGGTCCAATACAGCGGGACACTGATGAGTAGGATGACCCTTTGGTTCCAATAACGTTAGAAAATCTGATTTTGGACCAGATAACG